TCTGCAATCTTGGCGGCCTCGAGAAATGCCAGCACGTCAAGATTGTCCACCGCCAAGGCCAGGTTCTGTGACAATTCCGTCGGCAGCATGCCGGACGCCGATTCATAAGTGTCGCCGTCATAGACGATGTCGGTATCATGGTCGGTGAAGAAAAACTCCTGTGCATCGGTGCGCTCAATGCGCCAGCAGGTCGCCAGAGTGGTGCTCTCACCGGCTAGGTGGGTCTTCAAGTCATTGCCGATCGTTTTACTCATTAGAAAGAGGTCTCGTCTTTGATTATCGGTTTCGGCCCCGCAGGAATTGGTGGCGGTTTATCAGGGCCATCGGACTGACTCTTCAGGGCATTTAGTTCGTCGTGCAGTAGTTGCTTTTCCCGCTCAAGTCTATCGACCCTACGCCCCCACTGCTCAATTATCTGCCAATCCTGCATGCGATGATCTTCATCACCGTATAAAGGCCTGGCTTTCACTCCCGTTACCTGCGGCAACGCGACCAATCGCTTGCAAATGCAGTTTGGGCACAGCAGCCCACCGAGATCGTGGTTGTCGCTTATAAGACACCACAAGTCATCAGGAATGAGCATATCGCACGGGAATTGCTCATAAGCAAGCCCGCAATCATTGCAACAAGCAACTTTCTTACACATGTTTTGTTCTCTCCCTCACTGTACTGTGTCAGCCATTACGATAGAATCGTAGTCAGGAATTGCCGGCGCCTGATAAACGTGCCGTCGAAAATCGTAGCGCTCGACAATGATGTCAACGATGACGCTGTCGCGTTTAACCACGATCGTCCTTTGCACTGGCCTAACGACCGTGTCCCAGCGCGTCGTCACCGTCACGTCGAGTAGGTAAGGTGGGACTTGGTCAGAACAGGTATCGACGAATCGCTCCACCACAAATTGACAACCCAGTGAGTCGCCGGCAAAGATGTAGGCGACCAGTTTCGTCAGATCGGACTGATTGACACGGCCGTTGCAATCAACGTCTCCAAGTGGCAGTCCATCGTAAAGGCTGCGAGCACAGTAATCGCCAGCCAACAGAATAACGCTTAGGGACAGGAAGAAGGCCACTGCCCCACACATAACGTGTAGGGCAGTACCATTTGTGCTGTGCTTGTGATAATACTGCTGTTCGAAGTTCTCGGTTGCCTTCCACCTCCATTTGTGTTGCATGTTAACGTTACCTGTATTGGGACAAACGGCGTCCTAGGTCACGTCGTTGTCGTTTGCGTGTCAAGTACCTACGAAACCAACCTGCTGCATGCCATGTAGCTGCGCAGCCGATTATGATTATTACCAACAGCCACCACATGACTGCCCTATGCCTTTAATTCGACGACAGGCACGTCGGCGCCACGGGCTTGATAGGTTTCGAGCGCCACCGGCAAATAGTCGGCATCGAAGCGAACCGGAATGTCGAACTCGAAATCAGCGGTGATGATTTCGCCGCTGCCGGGAGCCACGGTGAATGTCACGATACCCGTGCTGTCGTCTACTGTCCAACCGGAACCTTGTGCGACGCTGTCGATATAGACGGCTACCGTCGTTTCAATGGGCTTCAAGATGAGGCGTGTGTGAGTCGTAGCGCCAGACGTGTAAGTTTTGACAAGCTGAAAGGTCTTCGTGCTCCCGTCACCCTCGCCGATCTGCTCTCCGGTTGCGCTGTAGTCGTCATGATTCTTGAAACGAAAGCCGTGCATCCGACCGCAGCGGGCATAGAAAAACTCGCGTAGCGTATCGAGGTCATCCTGTGACTTGACGCCATAGGCGACATTCCAGCGTTCCCGTGCGTACGTCCAATTCTGATTGCGCTGCTCATGGCCGCTACCAAGCTGCACCACGTCTGTCGAAAATTCAGGCCCGCCGATGCTGCCGTAACTTATGTCGGTCGGGAAACGTACATCATGAAAGGCCATCACAATCACCTTCTGTGTGCTGTCGCCTTACTGGCAATCTGCGCCTGCCGCGCTCATAGTTGCTGTACTCGTCTTGTATTTCAAGCCCATCTTCATTGAGTGCCAGGACCCTGTAGCCACCCCGGGGTTCCCAATCTATGCCTAAATGGGCTTCGATTTCATTCAGCAGGTACACGAATTTGTCTTGCCATTCATGCGGCATAGATTGAAGAACTGCTCGTGGTAAAGTCAAGTAATTCGCGTAGCTCAATTCGAACCATGTATGAATTGCGCCATCCTCATAAATGACAACGTCTTCTTTTCTCGCCATTACAGATTCCTCCGGCCACGTCCTATGGCCACCGCCGCACGCGCCATCAACTGCGCCTCGCTCGCCTTGAATGATCGGATATCCGGTGTGGCCACGTTGAAATTGATATTCGTCACATCGGCTCCCTGTCCAAAAGCACCCCAGGCACCGCGCCGGTTGAATTTACTGAGCGGTATGATTGCCTCGGGACCGGCCTCGCCGGCCATTACCAGTTGCGGTCTCGTGACAATGCCGCCGTGTTGCATCGCCGGAACCTCAGCCACCCCAGCGCCGATGTCCGGTCCACCGCCGAGCCAGCTAGGAACCGACTTCGCCAGGTACTGCAAAATGGTAGTGGCTAAAGCCTTAATGATGTTCGCGATTTCGTCGGCAGCATTGCGAGCCACCATGGTCATAATATCATTCCAGAACATCTTCCAGAACTCGCCGATGCTCAAGATTTCACCCCTGAAGGTGCCGGTAGCTCGCTGCAACTCCTGTGTCAGAAAATCGGTCAATACGTAAGTCATGCTGCCGGTTATCTCTTCCACGATCTTGTCCATGGCATCCTCTGTCGCGCCCACAAGATTCTCGAATTCGTCACTCAGGCCCGCAACTTCCTTCTGCATGGTCTTGTAGACGATGCCGGCGTTAACGCCCATGTCGGTGAGCCGCTGAGCCTCGTCGTTGATCTGTGAGATTCGCAAGGCGCGGTACTGTTCCCAAATGGCCGACTGTTCGTCTGCCGTCATTTGGTTCTCGCGCGCCACCCTCGCCAGCAATTGAAGTTCCGCGTCACGGGCCCGGCTTGCATCGTAAGTAGTACGCGTCGGACCACTATCGATCTCGGACCGCAAATTCTGTACGCGCTTGTGCATCAACTGGTAGACCAATATCGCATTGTGGCCGGCCTCAATCATGGCTTGGGCTTCGGCGTTAATTTGTTCGATACGCAGATTCTTGTACTGTTCCCAAGCCGACGCTGCCTGTGACGCGGTCAGGTCCGTGTACTCCAAATACTCGCGCAGCATGTTGATTTCAGCCGAACGTAAGTCATCGACGGTCACCTTAGTTGTCTTCAGAGCATCATCAATGCTCGCAATGCTTGGTATCACCTTATCGGCGTCAAAAGCCGCTATCAATTGTTCAACCGCACTGGTCGTTTGGTCGGTGGTGCTCCGCATGGCGCTTTGCTTTGCGGCAATTTCGTCGAATACGGAAGTGTCGCCCTGGAACACTAAGCGTATCGTCTGTTCGGGCGTAAAGTCGGCGGCCGTCGGCGGCAGTCCCTCAAGCCGTTGTAAGCCCGCGTAGTCCATCGCAAAGATTTCCTGCACGCCACGCGGGTCGAGACTCTCCCTGAACTTGCGCCAGGCGTCGCTTGCCGTTCCGGTATAGGCTGCGAATGCTCCACTCCAGTGCTTGCCGATGTCGGTAAACTGCGTGGTGAATTGCTCCCAGGCGTAAGCGACATCGTCAAACTGCAAGGTGATCGCGCTGCTTAGCGTGCGCACAGCGTAATAGACGAGCTCGAGAACGTCACCGACAAAATACCCGATCGCTCCGAGCGCATTGCCGACCAATGAGCCTACCGACTTGACGAGATATTTCGCAAAGGCGTAGATCGTGTCACCGATCTTATCCAACCACAGGATCATCGCCTGTAGAGGGCTAGGATCAATCGATAGCGCCTTCTCTATTGCACGGCCCGCGTCACCCACATCATCCGCGGTCCGTTTCGCTGCGTCGCCAATGTTATCAAAGGCGCTCACTATGCCAGTCGAGAAACCCCCGACGAGATCGGCTATCGCGGCAATGATAGCCGCGACTGTACTGATAGCAGTCGTAATGACGCTGACGAACGCAAGGATAGCTCGCTTGTTCTCGCGCACCCACTCGGTCATCCACTCTATGGATCGTCGTAAGCCGCTACCGAAGTTCTCGAAGGCGCCTAGGGCCACGTCCTGTACCGTCGACACCAACGTCTTGTAGGCGCCCGAGACAGTGTCACGCATGATAGCCGCCAACCGCTCAGCTTCACCACCGGTGTTCGCCAGCGTCTTTTGAAACTCCTTAGTCGCATCTACGGCGTTGAACAGAACAGCAGCAGCCCTGCCGGCACGCTGACCGAAGAGGCCGATCATTTGTGCCGCCGTGTAGCCGTCGTCTTTGAGATTCTTGAGCACCGAAAGCAGGTCGGCACTCTTGTATACCATATCCTGTGCAATCTTAGCCGCCTGCTGCATGGCCATTGCAAGCTGCGTGCCTGCCATGGAGCTTTGGATTCCCGAGTCTCCGAGCTTGCCGATCATGCCTGCTAGCTCTTCGATCTCATAACCGAACGCCTTGGCCACGGGAGCCGAGTATTTGAAAGCCTCCGCCATCTGCTCCATGTTGGTATTGCTACGCGTCATGGTGCCGACAAACACGTCATTGACGCGCGTCAATTGTTCAACCGGCAATTGGAATGCGGTCAGGGCGTTAGAAGCAATGTCGGCGGCACGACCCAAGTCCACGTTAGCAGCCGTAGCCAGATCGAGCACTCCCGGAAGAGCCGCAGTAGCTTTAGTCGCATCAAAGCCCGCCATGCCGAGAAACTGCAAGGCATCACCGGCCTGCTTTGCCGTCCATTCAGTGGTAGCGCCCATTTCGCGCGCCTTGGCGGTGAGCATTTCCATTTCCTGTGACGTTGCCCGCATAACGCCGCCGACGGTTGCCATGGTCTGCTCGAATTCCATTCCGAGCGTCGCCGCTTTCTTTAGGCCCCCGATGAAACCGGCCATAACGCCGACGCCGGCCCCGAGCGCAAGCATGCCGGCGAGTGGCTTCAGCGTAGATTTGACGGAACGCGAGAAGTTCCCGAGCGCTTGCTGCGAGCGCATCAAGCCAGCCGTCAAGCCAGTAGTGTTCGCCTCGAGATGTGCGGTCAGTGTTCCTATGTTCGGCATGCTGTCATCTTCTGCGCTTTCGTTCTCGTTTGCGGCCCTTAGTCATCACCACCAAATCCATGAGCAACTTCTTCTGGTCAGCCACCGTCTGACGTCTTTTTGGTTGTGGCTCCTGCGGCATAAAGTCTTGTGGCTTAAAGGCACGCCTGCCACGTCCACGGTTGACGTTCGCAATCGTTGCAGCAACCATGCCGGTGCGCCAGTGCGCGGGCATTTCACCGAACGGTTCAACTCGATAATACGCCATCCATTCCTGCAACTGCCTACTGCTCAATTGACACAGCAGATGATCCGGGTGCGCATACCCAAGGGCCAGAGCTAATCGGAAATAGAAGCGTCGCTCTGGCCGTCCGATAAATTTTCGGTTAGCTCGGCAAGGTCTTGTTTCGAGAATCCCGCTAACCGTTGCGCTACCATGAACACGCGGTCCAGTGCTCGCGCCGAGCGCTCACCCAACTTCTGCGCTTCCGCGAACGTAAATATCAAGTCGCCGTTGGCATCCACGATAGTCAGCGTTGCCATTTTCGCGCGCACGTTAGCCATGTTCAGATCACCACCACCAGTGCGTAGCGACTGCTCGAATTCGTCACGGGCCTTACCGCTCAATGTACGTACCCTAACCGCACCACCCCACTCCAGCACTTCAACTTCCTCGATGACTATATCGTGAGCATCGAGGATGGCTTGTTTGTCCAGCAGATTCGACATTGTTACTCTCCCTCGGCTTAGCTGCTAAGCGTCACCTCTCCGGTGATCTTCATTGTCACAGCTACGGTCACCGCCTCACCGGTCGGCATGTTCGGCGGCAAATCCATAACGAAGGCGGCGAACTCGAACGTCGTATTGCCGGTATCCGGCATCACCAGTTGGTAGTTACGCGAATCATCGCTTCCGTAGTCGGCGAACAGGTCGTCATAGGCGTCCAGCGTGAAGTTCATGTCGAAGGTCAGTTGCCCGCCATCGCGAAAGCCGGCGATGAACTCTCGATAACCGCCGGTACTGTCGAGGTTCGTCACGTCGATCAATTCGCGCGTCATGCCCGGACCCGTGATATTTTTGACTTCCGCTAAGGCCGTGAATGCTTCAGCAGAAGCCCCGTCGC